AGACTTCTATTCGACCTCTTTGGTAATGGTTAGGATCTGCTTTAGTCATTTAATGTGAGTTCATCAGTGATCTTTTGAAAAAACCCCTCCATCCAGGGTTCCCACGGATTGCCGTCTAGGTTTACTTCAGTATCTCTATAAGCTCTTACAGCTAATAAGTTATTTCTGATAAACACTAGCTCTCTGTTGGTGAGTTTCATTTAGGTGTATATAGTATTGGCTTTTGATTCTTTGCGTCCCAGTCCTCAGCCTGGAGAATCTTTGCTAGCCGTAAATTCCTTAAAGCATCATCTTCTGTCTGTCCAACATCGAGGTATGTTTTAACGACTACGGGCCAATAGTTTTCATCCTTAACTTCATCTAATATCTTGAGGGCTTTCTTAGGACCAACAGAAATACAACCTTTATAGCCGTCTGTACTATCTCCCGTAAGCACCTGTTCCCATAATTTCTTATAGGCAGCTTCTTTTGTTTGAGTCCACTCTTCTTTGAGGTTATATAACCTACATGGGACTTGTTCCATATCTTTATCAGGACTAACTAAGACAAAGTTTGAGAGGGTTCCATTAGTCGCAACTATGGAGCAAACATCATCAGCTTCTAGTCCTGGTTTCATGAGCGATGGATATGAAGCCATTGCCCAATTCTTTAGTTTTAAATAGCCTGCTGGCTTTCTTTTGGTTCTATTCCCCTTGTATGTGGGATCTATGGTTTTGCGAAAGTTGGTTTGATCAGTCAGCGTTAATAAGATGTCTCGTGTTTCGTACCTCTCAAATAATTGAGAGATCTCTCGTTTGACTATCTTTTTTGCTGCTGAAAAGTCTCCAACTATGACAGTTAAATCTTGGCTGTATTCATGCTCTTGCTCGCTCGCAGTGGCGGCACGATACAAAAAATAATCAGCATCAAGAAGTATTTTTGGTGGTTTCATCTGGCCTAGTGGAATTGATTAGGTAATCGATTGAGCGTTTTAAAATGTCTGGATCATCATTGAATTTTCCAAATCCCAAATTGCACGAATTACATATATATCCCCTGAATGTGTCATCGGTATGACAATGATCTAATACCCAGGATTCTGTATATCTTCCACAAGAGGGACATTCTCCAGCTGGAGGTGGTGGATTTTGTTTTCTTAGTTTTGCTCTTACTTGTGCTAACTCGTTTGAGCATTGTTTACATGTATTTTTTCTACCAGCTGTAGAAGTAGAGAAGTATGGAAAGTCAGTTTCTACTTTTACCTTTCCACACTTCCTACATTGTTTAGTGTGTTTCTGACCAGTTCGATCCGACTTTAGTTTCGCTATCCAGTTCGCATCTAAAATGCAAAGTTGTTTGAACATCTTTCATTGCTGCTTTTATTAAGAACTCCGCGTCCTTTACTTGGTCTTCTTTGACTGCTAATTGCATCTCATCATGGATGAATGCTAGAGGTTGATAAATGATATTTGCTTCCTTAAGTAATACATTGGCTCTTATAACCCACATTTTGCAGATTACAGAACCACAACTCTGTAAGAGATAATTTAAGGCTGCATGTTTCTTACCTAATAGTCTTATTGGCCTCCCATCAATGGCAGTGATGACCCCGTGTTTAGCCCTTTCGGCAAGCGCTTCATTAAGCTCTTTGAATCCTCTGAGATTGGTAAGGATTTTGTCGCGGATTTCAGCGCCTCTTTTACTAGCCTCTGCTTTGCTCGCTCCACTAGTGAGTCCCAACCGAGTATCACCCCCACCGTAGATAAGGCAATAAGAACAAGACTTAGATTTCTTACGCGATTCATGATCTTTTTTACCAAAATAAATGTTACTTAAAGTACTGTGAATATCACCTTCAACAACTTCTTTAGAGAATGATCCTCCATCATATCTTGTTAAGTAATGTCCTAAACATCTCAGTTCCAAAGATGAAGCGTCAGCACCTAATTGAACATAATCTGTACCAGGATAAAATAACTCTCGATATTCTTTAGCTTGTCCAACTTGCCCCAAATTTGGACGCATATGGCAATTTCGCCCTGTGTTGGTATTTAATATACAAGAGTGACGAATACGACCATCTTTCTCTACTCGTTTAAGCCAAGCATTCTGACCCTCACTAAGTTGTCCTAGGTGTTTTTGTAATTCCAAGATACGGGCAAACTTCCTTGACTCCTTAGTATCAATTTCCATTAATACTTTCTCATCAATCTTTGGTTTACCTGTATCTGTTTTCTCTATAGGTTCCCAACCTCTAAAGGTTTGAAATGCGAACGCTATATGATGTCTACTAGTTGGATTGAACTCTTTGAGGCGGTTAAAAGTTGCTCCCTCTACATACCCTTTTGTTTTGTTAGGGCGTTTGGGAGTGAACTCACCTCCATCTACAAATAAAAATGTAGAGCGCATCTCGTCTGAGAGCTGTTCAAGTTCTTGTCTAAGTTTTCCTTCTAGCTTATGAGCTTTATTGATATCAAAAGGGAATCCTCCTCGTTCTTGCCAGGACATGATCTTGGCTAGCTCATGTTCCGTATTTATAGAGGTCTCGTATTTATCCAGCTTTGAAACAAATAACTGATGTAATGCATCAGATACTTCTACATCTTGAACGCAATACTCAAGCATCTCAGGGGTGTAGGTTGACCAATCACCCTCCAGCTGGTCTCCATATTCCGACTTAAGAACTCCTAATCTATAGCCCCAACTTTTGAGACTGTGCCTCCCATATAACTGGGCTGGCATATTAGGGGGCTTATTCCTGAAATCTCTATCAAGCATATCAGTGAAGAACATCCTTGAAAGGATTAATGTGTCATATACTTTCCCTTTAAAATTGAAAAAATTAAAAAGACTTTTAAGAATTTCAAAATCATAAGAGATTATATTGTGACCCCATAATTCATCAGAAACTAATAGCGTTTGAACTCCTGTAATTATGGTTTCATATTTACCTGTATCGTCATATCTAGTAACTTGGCCTGTTTCTAGATCTTTAGTAACTAAGCAATGGATTTGAGTGAAGTCTCGTAATAAGCCATCAGTCTCAATATCAAACGCTAGTTTCATGAACTTGTCCTGTGCATGTGGATAGTTCTTAGCGCTCGTTGCCACCATTTAGGAGATAAATTCTTACCACCTATTACCCTTGTTATTTCAACAGAATCATGATCCATAACTAAGGCAGTTGGGAATACATCGATCTTGTATGTTTCTAATAAAGAGGGATGGTTATCTTTATTTAAAATTGCTACATAGGGTTCATATTCTTGATAAGCATCAAGTACAGAATCCAAGTTCTTAGCAGCGTTATCACAAGGAACACAGTTATCTTTTTTAAATAAGACAACTTTGTGAGCTTTAGAAATCTCCATAAGAGTCGGGTGATGATTGGGTGGGTTGCGTAATTTCAATGAGTCTTCCTGTTTCTTTTGAATAGTTAAGTATTCCAGCTGGTCCTGTAGATCCATTAAATCTATTTTTCATGACTATTAATTCGCTCATATTGTCTCCAGCGGATATGTTTCTTTGGAGTCCTACACAAATATCTGAAAGGGTCGCTATTGAATGCGATCCTCTCAATTGACTTAAGCTAATAGCAGCTCCCTCCTCATGGCCTTTATCGGATTGTGTCCTCCTTAAATGTGAAATAAGAATCATTCCACATCCAACTTCCTCAACAAAACTTCTGAGTCTAGTCATTATTTTGTCGATCATAATCCGCTCATTATCATTCTCATTTCCGCTCAGTAATATTGAAAGATGATCAATAATTACGAATTGAGCATTATGATTCTTGACCACAAAACGGATGTCATTAAGAAGATGATCGGGATCAACACTTCCAAACCCATCTCTGAGATATACCTTTCCACTTCCAACACTTGCATCAAAAGCTTTCCGTAGTTCATCCTCTGGTATCTCGTTGTTTAGGTGTAAAGGTTTATTGGCCTTTACTGTCATTAATCTGAGCGCTTGTCTTTGGACTGATTCTTCTAAGGCGATATAGCAAACAGTGAACCCCTGGTCCACGAGGGACTGGCAAGTTTCACCTATTGCGGTACTTTTCCCCGCGCCTGATCCAGCGGTCCAAGTTACTAATTCTTGGAGTCTTAGCCCTCCCGTCACCTTATTAAGTGAAGGGAAAGGCCAATCAGCATCCTTACCATGAAGGGGCTTATTGACTAGATCAAATAAAGATCTACCGTCAATAATTGCTTTAGGGGAGTAGCTCTTTTTATTCCAGATGGCTTGCCTTATAGCCTCAGCATCGTTGGCCTGTAAAGCTTCACTTGCATCCTTGTATTGTCCAAGATCAGCAATGAATACTTGATCAGCTGGAAATAGAGAGGCGCATTCCTCAGCAGCTGATTTCCCTGCCTCATCTGTATCAAACATGAGAATTACTTCATCAAATTTGAGTAGATGAGGGAGTTGAGCTGAGAGGTTTTTATATGCTCCCTTACTTCCATTACTCACACTCATAACAGGCCAGTTTTTCCTGGCTTCCCAGACTGCCAAGCTATCTAGCTCGCCTTCTGTAATTACCAGAGTCTTTCCACCACCGAAAAGATTCTGTCCAAAGAGTCTCGTGTCAGTGTTTTTACCCTTCCAATAAAATTTCTTATCTTCTGTCTTTTCTTTATACGAGTTAACCTTGTTGGATGATGCCGTGTACGGGAAGCGTAAAACTCGCTTAGAAGTTTCGATCCTGACATTGAATTTCCTACATGTTTCTTCTGTTATTCGTCGTGATTTGAGGGCGGTAAAATCCCCGCCGTATTCAAAGAAACCCACCCCCTTTGATGGTGTCTGTTCAGATCCATCAGGGGGTGTTCGATGTTGGCAGCTAAAGCAATAGCCATGACCATCGCTGTATATGCTGAATGCGTCCGAGCTGCTACATGCTGGGCATGGCTCATGACGTATGAATGTGGATTCTTCAGGGTTCATAGCAAATGAACTCCTCAAAGATTTCGGTGTACTCCTTTAAAACTTCTAAGATCTCTTGGTTTGGGATTTTTTCTTCCTGTAATCCACAAACAAAAGTATCTAAAGAAGCTATTAATTGGAGGTTGGTTTTTCTAACCATTTTGGTGGAATATCAGGGTAGATACACCAAGGGAAACCGTGCTTAGTAGCCCAGTCTCCATAAGTGGTTTTGCTAGTTTTAGAGAGCGTATTGTTCCGCTGAAAAATAAACCTTATATCTAACTCTGGGTGCTGTTTCTTTACCGCTAACATCAGTCTGCGGCTGGACGGTTTGAAGAAGCCTTTCGCTTCAATAATCGTCTCGTGAATAAAGAAATCTGGAGTATAATTACATTCCAATATATAATTATATTTTTTAGCCTCGTAGAGAAATGGTACATTTTGTTTTTCAAGTGAACTAGCTATACGCTCCTCTAGGTGTGAGCGGAATTTCATATTATGTGCTATTGTATGTATAGACCAGACAGACACTCAATTATGACCACGTTTTTTGAAACCTTTTTCTCTGAAAAAGACCTTGATGATCAAGTCTATGAAGTGAAAGTTAATGAAACTTATCATTTAATTCCAACTTCAATAGTGATTGACCAAATCAAGACTACTACTGGAGCTGAGGCTAAGAAGATAGAAACAATTTTAAGAAAGATTGATTTTCTTAATGGTGATGTTCATCACTTCTTAAAGCATTTAGCTCAAGGAATAGCTTTTAATTACGGGAAATAAAAATGGAACGTATTCTTTACGACTTTGGGGGCAATGCCCCTACAGTTGTTTTAACTAAGCAAGATGTAATCCAAATAAAAGAGGCTATGAAAAAAGGGAATGTGAGTAAACTCTCTAGTGAGTTAGGAATAGGGAGAACCTATTTATATTCTCTTTTGCAGCAACCTCGGATGGAGTTACTTAGATTTGCTCAAATATGTAAAGCCTTAGATCTACAGCTCTTAAGTAAAGAGGATGTGGATCAGTTCCTAGGATCTATCAAAGAAAGGATTAGTTAAAAGTCGTAGTTTTCCTCAACGGAACAAGGGGCAGTGTCCTGAACTACAGCTGGAGAGCTTTGCTTATACCCTTCAGTAGTGCCAAATAAATCCTTTACATCATCAACTGATAATGATCCAGAATCTCCAGCTCCATTGCCTGTAGCTAGTTTTATAACCTGTATTCCATGTACTTTTAAGGTCGTACCTAGTGCGGGTTTTGTATAAGGAGTCTGTTGGACAATTAGTTTTACTTTTGTACCCGCCCTAAGTGTCTTTAATACCTCCTTATCTATAAGGTCGCCTTCACTGTCAATGAATACAGGTTCTACTCTTTTTGTATCTCCTAAATAGCTATAGGAAACCAAGCCCTCTTCATCCCATTTACTTCTATTGATGTTCATCCTCTTAGGATTATCAACTTTGGATTTTGCCCAAGTTAATAATTCCTCTCTATCCTTTTCAGCTTGTTCTACTTCTTTATCAGACATACGAAAACTGAATGAACAGTTGTTGAATTTGCCTGATGGCTTATAGACATTTACAAACCCCTCAAGGGTTGTATTAATGACGTAACGGTTCTTGCTCATGGTGTTTGGCAATTGGTCTCGTGGGTAATGTTTAAAGGTCGAATTTGATATATGACTTGTAATAACTTTCGTAGTCTTTTTCGTTTAGCTTTACTGGCTCGATTTCGCCATAAGCTAAGAACATTGAGTAGTCCTCTGGGCTTAAAGCTTCAATCTCCATTTGCGTTAGATTTACCATTTGGTCAACCTGTCTTAGTGGAAGTGATTAAAAACTAAGTGATATCAATAAAAAACCACCCTCAAGGGGTGGCTGATTTCCTAAGTGTTACTTTGATTCATCGGAACCTAAAACCAGCGCGTCTACCAATTCCGCCAGGTGGGCCAAAGGATCTCAGTGGTTGAGAACTTTACTTTTCAGCTTAACATAGCAGAAAATAGGCCAATTTTGGGGGTTGGTAGATGCACTGGTTATGAGGATTTAGAAGATCCAGTGAACTATTCATAACTTTGAAACAGCTCTATGTAGAGCATCATCTGTTGGCTTGCAATAACGCAAAGTTGTATTTATGGAGCTATGCCCAAGTAGTTCCATGATGTTACGAGGGTGATCAACAGCTCCTAACCAAGTTGCATTACTATGTCTTAATGAATGCCAACAATAGGTCTCGTCAAAGCCTGCCAATTTTCTAACCTTTTTGAACGCTCCATAGAGCTGATCTTTGTTATTCCAATCATCACCAAATAGGTAAATATTGGATAAACGGTTTTTAATAATTGGCGCAATCTTTTCACTGATTGGGATATGCCTTGCTTTACTGTTTTTAGTGGAGTTGTGTTTATTACCACCAATTTGAACAGTATTAGTAGAGAGATTTACATCTGTAGATTTAAGTTTTAAAAGCTCACCTTGTCTTACTCCTGTGTAGGCAGAAAACAAGATTGCGTCCTTTAAATCTTCTCTATCGAAGATATCTACAGCCAAGAATGCTAGATGATCTACCTGATCTTTTGTAAACCAGGATTGTCTAGCTTCCTCCTCTTTTAACCTCTTAAATTCAGGACAGCGTACTGAGTGCAACCCTGATGCTTTTGTGAATTTAAGAGCGTGAGTCCCAACTGATACGGCACGATTGACTGTTGCATGGGCAACTTTATCCTCATTGAGAATGTCATTCATTAATTCGTGCCACCACCAAGTCTCACCCATCTTCCGTAGTGGAAATGATTTCCCACAAAATTTAGTGATTCTTTCGACCCGTTTTTCAACGGTCCGAGCTGACTTTTGCCTAGACCAACAATGTATCCAGGTGTAATCAACGGCTTCTTGCCATTTGGAGATTCTCATTTGTCTAAAGTGTTTTGAATTAGAGAACTGAGTTGTTTTCCTTTTGGAGTTAGGAATAGACGGTATCTTTTTGGGTCTCGTGGATCTCTCTCACGAACTACCAATTTCAATCCATCCTTACCTAAGCGATGTTTTGGACCAAGCCAAGAAACATTCCTTGATACGGAGCTTGAACTCATGGACGTTGCATTTACTAGATCCTCTTGCCGACACCCATCATGGGCAGCGATCCAGAAAAATGTTGAAGCTAGCTGTAAGGGGAACTCTCGTTCACCTGTTGCGCGTAAGACTTCAGTCAGTAAATAAGCTTTCAACATTGGCTTGTTAGTAACCTTTGATGTGCTTGTGTCCATGATATCATAATCAATCCCACATAGGGAACTGATGCGACCCTAAAGAAACGATGTTTGTAATTTAGCGGAAGAATTCCACTAGTGGAAGGGATGATTCACTTAAATGTAAGGATTGTCAAACTTAACATCCCAGACATAACACTCCTCTAGAAAATCGGCTACTTGAGCCAAGGCTCTCGCTTCTATATGCATACTGTGATTTGCATAAAATTGGAGCCTTTCTATTAGTGTTGCGTTTTCGTTTGCTTTCATAAGCCTCCTTAATTAACAGAAGAAATATTCAGAGTTATGTACCTCCTCAATATCAAGTGTGTTCTTAATTAATGATTCAGGTATCTCAACTTCTACTTGTTCAGCCCAATCTTCTAAGACTCCAGCCTTATACATCTCTGCGAAATGAAGACGGATCTCTGATGAGATTTCTTTTACATCACAAGAGCGTACTGATACACAATCATGTATTACTTGAAAGGGTCTATCCCAATAGGCAAAACATAAGTGAAGCATTGAGGCATCCATGCTGTGGACTACGTTAGGCGCTAAAGCAGATACATGATGTTTAACATCAGGATCTCCCCAGCTGTTACCTACTAGGCAACTAACAACGCTTCCCATCAATCGCGTCTGAACCCGAACAGCCTTGCTCTGTCGTAAGTCTTGGACAACTATGAAACCGCTAGGTGTTTTCCATTGGATAACATCATGGGTCTGGAGTATGTCCTTAGCTGATTGTTGTAGCCAGTGCATGACTGCTACAGGACCAGCAAATATCTCAGGGATAGCTTTGTTATAGATCGCGTTAGTGATCTCAGTTAACCTACCCTTGATGCTTAGATCGAAGTCCTTAAGCTTGAGTTCTTCTTTGATGTAATTGCGTGCGCTGTCTCGTGAAACACCATAAGGCAAGGTCATTGTAACTCTCTTGCATGTATGTCTATCAATGTATGGATGAATAGACTTATCCTCTATGTATTTAAGACTAGCCTCAGCCACTGAACGGTAGGCATCAGCTGGTATAGAGGTAGGCGTTACGTTACATTTAGAGGCAGCGTCGTAATCAGAAGTCAATGCGCTGAGGTGTTGTAGCCCACTATTAGTCGCATCAACTCCGATTGGTAGACCTGATGTTGTCTTAGTGGAAGTGAGTACACAATCAAAATATTCAAAGCAGCTAGCAAGAAAACAAAATGGCTCATCAGCTGCCTCCCAAATATGCCTATAAGTAATAGGATCTTGAGCTACTAATGTGATGAGTTCTTTGTTATCGACTGTCCACTTAATACGTTGACCGTGCGTTTTCTTATCTAGTCCATAGCAAGTTGCTACATGCCAGGCTAAGTAAAACTTATTAACTGATCCTTCATCAACAAAATACAAGAGCGCTTTTTCTGGGTCAGTTCCTTGAGGACTGATCGCTGTTGTTAATGGATAGATTCTTCCGCGATAGCAAAATGAATGGGGAAAAAATATCCTCTCTTCATCCTTGAATCGGTTAGCTACCATTTTTAATTCAGTAGATCTCCAGTTCTTTTGCTCAATCTGAGCATTGAAGTCTTCTAACTGTCTACGCTGTTTCTTGTATCCCTTGATGTCTTCCTCTGATGAACCCTCAACAGGCTTATCAGGGATAGGTCTAGCTGTTTCACTTCTAAACTTACCAACAGTGTAATGATTCTCATGACACCAATTGATAACAGAGAGTACTTGAGGATTAATCCTATACGCTACCCGCTGAACATTGTTCAACATCTGGATAGGTATGTGTCCCTGTTTAACTTGCTGCAATGAGCCTCTGGCTCTAACCATTGGGTGCTGTTGTTGTATAGCCTCTGTTAGATAGCCGCCTGATTGGTCTCGTGACCATTCAACTGGCTCGCATACCATTGGATATGTAAGGAATGCTAAAGACTCAGACTTCTCAATGATTTGCTCCTTTAACTTTAAAAACTCAGGACTATATCTAACGACTGTTCGATGCTTCCTCTTTGCTGTTGCTATTGTTTCCTTCCTAAGCCAGCCAGTCTCATTAGTTATAGCATCAAGACACCAGCTGCCTATCTTGTGAGCTGTTGCGTTGCTCCAGGTGCTCCATTCAATACCCTCTCTATTAAACCTAAGCTTGAAGACTGTTCCTTTTTGTCTAGTCCCTGTTGATGGATGGAATTGATTCTCAATTAATTTATATAAATCCTTATCAGATTTGAAATAATAGTTTAATCGTAACTCTGTCTCTACAGCTCTACCCATTGCGAGTGTTATCTCAACAAGCTTGGGTTTGTTCTCTTTACCCAAGACATCCATAGCCACCTTCAATGAGAGTAGTGCTATTACGTTTGGCTTTGCATTCTTTAGATGCTTATTAACTATTGAGTGATCAACTCCAGCTGATCCCCTCCTTAGCTCGCTTAATCTTTTACTTAATCTTTCTCCTATTGAAGCAAGACTCTTCTTTAAAAGGATTTGGTTATAACTTGTAGAGCTGGCATAACCTCGTTGTTCTCCCTTTAAGTTTGATTCTCTAAGCCTTTCTTTGGCTTCATCTTTAAATGCAATTTCATTCTTTAATTGCCTCATATAGAGATTGAGGTCCATGTTGTAGCTGTCAGTGTGAGGATTGAATAAGAGTTACCAATCTAAAAAATCTGGATGATCGTTTTGCTCTCTAGTAATGCGTTCAATAGCATTAGGATTTAACAAAAGCTCCTCATAACATTCAAGAGCTTGAAGCCTTGCATCGGTTTCATTCTGAGCGTATGTACAAAAATCCCTGAGCCGATGCTCTTTATCTCTGTAACTAACTGTGAAGGGATAATTCAATTTATAGCCTTCCTAAGTGGAGCCATCTTAACGCATCGTTATATTCCTGTTGTTCATTGTGAAGTAGCGCTTTATACATGGAGATTGAAGCTAAAGTTCATTTAAAAATCTACCTTGTAGTTCCATTAGTGCAAGTGATGGCTAGGTATATTTACATTTCAACACATAAGTAAAAACACGCAATAAAAAACCGCTCATAAGAGCGGCTGATGTCTGATGTCTCGTGAATTACCAGATAATGTAGCCCCAAAGTAAGACCAACATTCCTAACAGAGTGAAGATTAATTTAGTCTTCTGATCCTCTGTTTCTCTTGACTTAAGCGCTAACTCAAGCTGTTGATCTTGCCAGTCCATGTATTCCAGTCCATGACTGAGAATGTCATCTTTATTACTGGCTTTGGTGATGTTGTGCATGGTGTTACTTAGTTTTACTAGTGGAATTGATGTTGACCTTGATCCCTGGTCCTTTTTCAATTGGAAATAATTCAACATTCTTATGACTTCTACCTCTTAGTACTATTTGATACTCCTCAATTGCTTTATCAAATGAGGTGAATGTCTTTACTACCTGAGTGCTTCCATCAAGTGTTACATGTTTAATGCTCCAGCTGGTGTAAGGAAACTGATTAATAGCTGTCATAGTGGTTAGATTGAATTACTTAGAGCCTTTCATTTAAGATTGCTCACTATCACAATAGATTTAGGGCTGGCTGAGTGAAAGTGTTTGTTTATAATTCGATACATAACTGGCTAAGTGTTATTGACTCTTATCCTGGTGTCAAATCCCTTACAACCCTTATCAATCCATCTGCATAGAAGAACATAAGGCTAAAGCCTAGAGCCATGCTTACGAGGCTTGCATTGACGTTGTGTTTAGCTATTGCTCTCTCGATTAGTTCAACAACTTCCTCTTTATTTGTTGGTGTGTTCATAGGTCTCGTTAATCAAAGTCTACTAGGGTTAATTCTTCTCTTAAGTCTGGGTCTATGATCCATTCCTCTTCGATAGCTAGCACGTTATAGATAGTTTCTCTTGCTATTGGATCTTTATCCAGGTCAGCATTTAAGGGAACAGTGCTTAGTAATCGCTCCATTCTGTCGTAGGTCTTAGCTAGTGTGACCGCGATGATGTCCCTGTATCTGTCACGTTTATGTTTGTTCTTGTATCTCATGATTAGTAGGTGATTATATTTTCGCGACAGATGTGCATACATATTCATGCAGATCACACCTGGAAAATGCGCGGATATTCTCAATAAAAGAGTGATAATGAGAATCAATAAGGGTTCACTGGTTGTTAGATCCAGTGAGAATGTAGGCTATGACTAGGATTTTTGACAGTCCCAGGCGAAATCTAGACCCCCCTCCCCCCATTCTCAAATAATCGGGGGGCTATGGGGGGAATATTTCCGACACCGAAAGACGTTTAGGGTACAGAAATTTATAATAAAATACTCTCAGGAATAGTCTCATAGACACAGCTTAACCTGCTTCACTGCTATGCTATTTAGATAATATAAATAATATATAGTGTTTAACAGCTCATGGGTGGGTGGATGAAATCTGTTCCAGATTCCAAACCCACCAGCATTCGCTGGGAGCCTGTGGTCTCACTTCGTTCGACCTACGGCCTGCGGCCTGCTGTTTTATGTATCTTTACTGTCTTTAGAGCGGCCTGCTAACTCTAAAGCTGATAAGTATTGAATTGTCTTTTGGTCTGGGAAAGACCCCCCGAAAAACACTAGGGGGTCAAAACTCACCGCATATCCACAACAGAGGCGCACCACTGCCCCTGTCTAACTCTCTGCAATGGATTGTCTATCTACTAGAAGTCCAGTCATATACAGGCTTATCTGTAGGTTTTAGGTCTTTAAAAGAGAGTCCAAGAGCAAGAGCATCTGTAGCTAGATGAGGAGTGTCTATAAAAGCTTTAGTCATAGCGTCCCACTCTTGTTGTTGTCTAATTGCTTGAGCTTGATCAGCTGATAGGGCTAGTGCATCTGTGAACCATTTCACACCTAGGGCTAAACAGTCGGCTCTATCGTCATGTCTAACTGCGCCTTTAAGGCGGCACATTTTAGAGAGTTGAGTCATGAGCATGTAATCAATTCTCTTTTCTGGAGGTTCTTGAGGATTAGAGAGATAGTCCCATTCAAAGATCTTTGGATCAACGATTAGCTTATGTTGATTCATGACTGGTTCTAGTGTGTCTATGATTCTTTCTTCTTTTCTAGTAGTAGCTCTCTCTTCTTCTATGTTTGCCTTATAGCCAACATCAATAGCGTGACGTTTAAGGAGTTCAGAGATAGCACCATCACCAAAGTTAGATTCTATGACAACTGTTGAGGCGTTGTAGCGTCTGCCTAATCTGCAAATGTCTTTAAGGGTATTGTCTGAGTAACCATCCTTATAGGACTTCATATCTCTCAGGAAGATATAGCCGTTAGCTTGACTAAGGATACAAGCTACTGTCTCATCGGCTCCACGGCCTGATGGATCGCAAGCGAGGATTGTCTCTGCATAAGGGACTGAGCCTTCCTCTATGAACATGGGGCTATAGAACCTATCGCCTGGAAGACCCACGGGATTAAGCTCTTTGATTAGATAGCGAGGATCAGCTGACCATGTATAGCGTTCAGCGCATTCATTACCGAGGGGAGTGACTATAAGATCTCTAAATTTAAGAGGGAACTTCTCTTCATCAGATAGAGAGGTATCTAACATGAACTGGAGCTGGAAGTTAGAACGTCCCATAGCTGACTCTCTTTCTAGGAGAGTTCTGTCTGTAAATCTTGTGTCTGTTGGTTCTCCAGGTTGAGCTGTTTTCTTATCTAGATCATCTGTCAGTTGAGGAGCTAGAAGCCCCTCGTAATTGGATAATGACTTTGGATACCTAGCGGGCCAAACGTAGGGCTTGTAGGCTCTCTCGGCTAAGCGTCTGTAGCAAGTAAATACGTTTTGCGGAGTACCCAGGAAGATGATTCTTGATTCTTCTTTAGGTGTGAGGATTGATTCAGCTTCAGTGATTAGTTGTAGAAGTTTCTCTCTTTGCATATCTGTTGCGCTATTAAGAGGAACCTCAACGTCATCGAAGATAAGAACATCTCCACGGCTTCCAGTCATAGAAGATGTAATACCTACAGACTTACAGCTGGGAGCTTGGTGAGGGGCAGCGGGTCCAACATCAAAGCTTATGCGTGACCATCTTTGATCATCAGATTTAGGTCCAAGATGATTAAGCCAGGGGATATCTAGGATTAGTTTTTGACAGAAGATAGAGAAGTTATCAGCTCTTTCTTTAGAGGCACTAATAACAAGAATCTTTTTATCAGGATCTTTATAGAGAGTCCAGAGAACAAAGGCGGCTGTAATCCAAGATTTGCCTACACCTCGAAAGGCTTGGATCTGTAATCTTTTAGGACCGTTTTGAAGATGTTCAGCTATTGATAGTTGCGCTCTAGTGGGTTTAGGTAGGTTTAGTTCATGCCAAACAAGAGTAAGAAAAGCTCTAAAATCTTGTCTAAGTTTTATGTCGAGCTTTTGTATATCTGTGGTCATAATAAAAAAGCCCCCAAAGAGGAGGCTGTATAAAAGTTAAGCAGTAACAGTAATAGTTAAAGCCTTTTCAAATGATTGACCCTCAGAATCTGTTGCTTTGATTCTGAAAGCTTTTGTATCGTTAGTAGATACAGCACCACCTGTATAGGTGAGTGTTGTTCCACTAATAGCGAATTGAGAGTTATTAGTTGAACCTGATCCACTTACAAGCGTGAAGCTGATTGTAGGATCGCTAGAAGTAGCACTAAGAGTTCCAACAGTAACAGCTGTTGAACTACCATTGTTTCCATTTGAAAGTCCTCCTGTATGAGCTATGTCTGTTGGAGGGTTTCCATAAAGGATGCTAGTAGCACCTCCATTTGAGTTTGTACCAACAGCGTGATATCTCTGAATATTTGCATCAAGGATTACTAGGACATCTCTAACTGAGCTAGAGGTAGTGATATTTGCTAGAGCTGTATCAGCAGTTGAATCAATAGCGATAGTCGCGTAACGATAAGCACCTAATGTACCTACTCGTCTCTGTGCGTTAGCTGTAAAAGTTTCAGCAGTCATTTTTTTAAGCAGTTAATAAATTTAAAAATTGAAATAGATCTAAAGATCCTTTTTTCTGGTTACAGGTCAAGCAAGCAGTAACGCAATTGTTAGCAGTTGTTTCACCACCTCTACACCGAGGCCGTACATGGTCGATAGTGAGTTGTTCAGTTGATCCGCAGTAGACGCAACGGTTCTGATCCCTAAGCTTGATGTGATTCCTCCACATCCGTTTAGCGTCACCGCTACGGAATGTAAGGAGATCGTGCATGAGGCTTCGGGGTGTATCCATTGGCTCATAAATAAGGGTTTACTTTTTGGTCGATTTACCGTTCTTACCATTACGAGCGCGGTTCTTAGATCTAGCTTCTAAGACAGTTTTCCCGCTCTTTGTATGGCTTACGTCTTTTCCTTTAGTGCCTGATTTGCCATCTTTACCAGCAATTCCTAAGCTTTTCCTTTTAGCCCATCTTTCACCATCTGCCTTTTTAAGACGAGCTTTTTTAGGACCAGAGGCTAGAGAGCCTTTCTCTCTTTTTCGATAGGCTTTATCATATTCTTTCTTTTTAGCTAAGGCGCTGGGTTTCTTTTTGTAGTAGCTAGATGAACTAGAAGTAGCCATCTTTATATATGTCTTTTGACATCATCGAATGTTAACTCAGGAATTAATCCAGCAAGACCCGCTAAGGGGCTTCCATCAACAGCTACTCCTGTTATGTCATTAACTTTTAGCCACTCAATAGCGGCTCTTAAATCAGCTGTTGAGGCTTCTCCAGTTTTAATCCTATTTGTTATTTCTGTAGTAAGGATTGAATGTAATTCTTCAAAGTCCTCACCCTTGGTACGTTTAGTCATAGGTTTATGTAATTACAACTTTATCTTGAAATAATCTTGTTTCGATAAAATCAACAGCAGCATCATCAATAGTATTATCTGTTGTTGAGGTTAACTTTCTAAGAAGATCAATAATTAGTTTTTTAACTGGTTCAGAAGTTGCAAACTTAATTAGTATTGGTTTGAGTAAGGATACGATCATTGTTGATTAGATTTAGTTTTACATTCGTACTCTTGTTCTTTCCAAGGGAGTTTCAACCCTTCTTTAGGAGTACATTCTTTTTTCAGATACTGCTTTACAGCAGCTTTTTTCTTTGCTTGATATTCAACGATTGGAACTACGTCGCTACACATGTCATAGACACGCGAGGTTTCAGCCAGCATAAAACCTTTACGCTGGAGGTCGCTACATTTCAGAGCGCGAACTAATTCGTAGTCCAGACGCATCTTCTCCTCTTGTCGAGCTGCAATACGTCTACATTGTCTTAGTCCCTCACGGTCAAGGGGAACCATGAAGTTAATTTGACCTCCCCAGTTTTCAGCTAGTGTGTAGCTTCTTTGGCTCATCTCATCATCATAGGGAACCGTATGATTCCCCATATAGAACGGACTGAACGTCATTGTAGGACCGTTGCAGCTAATGGAACCCCCGTAATGTTGTCTACTAGGAGCACCATTGTTCTGAAATTGAATTGCGCTATTGGTGACATTTCCCGTCGCCGCAGCAACTGGATTAGACGTGTTATGAGTTTCTCCCTCAGCTGCCTTTACAGGAGCTACTGAGAGAAGACTGATAAGGAAACAGTAGTAGATTCCGTTTCTATAGTTCTTTCTATTTCTGTCAGTTCTATTACTTGACTCGCTGCTCTTGTTACGACTTCCAGTGAGAAGTCTGAGCCAGCCGTTGTCATGTTGAATATTGAATCGCTGTCTACTATTCCTCCAGAGGTTGCGGAGGTATGAGTTATGTTGTCGCCTGACCATTTATTTAATGCGGCCCCGTAGGTGGTTGTTGTGATTTCCTCAGTTATATCCTGAGTTGTTGTGGTCGTACTGTTCATACTCCCCTGCGTAAAATTGGGTTGAACTAATTCAGCTTTTACTACCGTGGGTGAGACCAGTAGGAAAAGTAAAAGCCATTTCTTCATGTTTCTTTCTTTTTAGCCATTGGACAAATTAATTCTTGTTTACCATTGCCTTTGCTATTGTTTGTCTGGAGTCCAAAGGAATAAAGCGCAGAACCAAACAAACTAGCTACAAAGGTTATATCTGTGTTTTGGGTCTTCTTTATCATCGGAAGCTCGATGTAATTAAGAGTTATGACTCTCAAATAAAGCCCGACCAAACCACCACTCCAAGACGAACAAAAGTACCAAGTATAGCTACCTGAGCTTCATGGTCTTCCGCTGCATCTTTTAGTTTGTTGAACAGGTTTGGTTTCGGGCTTCTCTTTTCTTCTTCTGCTTTTCCTTCCATTTATCTACTTTTCCTTGTAGGAATTTCTGGATTTGTTTCTTAATTTTATTAAAGAAAGGGGTTGCTAAGGTTGTGGTAGCTACAGCCGCTACAGCCGCATAAGTAGCCGTAGCTACTACTTCAGCCGTAGGTAAAGGTAAATCTATTTTTATAACAGGCAACGTATAACTAGGTTGTTCTGTTTTAGCTGTTTCTTCATCCTCTGTTGCCTCTGGTACTTCCTCCATCTCTACTCCTTTAGGAGCTTGAAGAGTATTTGGAGGAATAACAATAGGTGGAAAGACAGGCATCTCTGCTGTTGGTTGCTTTAGAGGGATGCTAGGCATATCTAAAGCTTTAGGTAGTTTAGGAACCTTCACCTAGCTCCAAGGCTTACCTACACCTGTTGTTGGAGTCTTTTGTTCATTAACGCCGTTCTCTACAGCAGCTTCAATAGCCGCTACAGTGCCTTCTTTATCGGCATCTAGCTTGCTTTTTATCCAGCCAAGAACAGTTTCTTCCGTCAAGTCACCATAAGGTACAAGGGTGTCAGGTTTAGAAAGATTAACTTCACCTGTAACTCTAAATTTATAAGTACCATCTTCACCGTTAACACCAAAGATAACTTTATTTACATACCCATCTGCAAGTTCTCTTTGAAGATTATTTACGTGCCAAGTTTTTGTTGTCATTTAAGTTTTTATTGAATAATTTGAGTTTTTTAGCTTGATTATCTACCAAGGAACACCAGTAGTAATGCTTGGGTTTTTTGCTTCTGTTATCTGAGATGCAATAGAAGTTTCTACTTGAGTTACCTGATCAGTTCCCATCACTGCTTTTGCCCATGAAATAGCATCACTTTCTGTAATACTTGCATAAGCTTTAAAGCTAGACGCATCAGGAGCTTCTAGAGAAACAGAGCCATAAGAGCCACCTGTATAATCAACACCATCTACTGTTTCTTTGTCATCGGCTCTCCAGTGGATCACCTTGCAAACATCAGAAAGACTTCCTTCTGTTGGTGCTTTTTCGATTGTCGCTATTGTCCAAGTTACAGCCATGATTTTAAATAAGTTGTTTGTGAGTTAAGAGCCAGATTCGGCTGTCTTATTAGCAACCAAAAAGGCTGTGTAATCTGTCTTTACTTGTGAAGTCCACGCAGCGTTACATATTGCTTGTACGTCGCTGTCCTCCCCCGAAATCGAGGTTTCAATTAGGTTGTCA